CTTCACATTCCACCGCCTGAAATTACGCTACCAGTGTCATCGCCACCCTCTTCAAAGTCGCTGATGACTCCATCATCTTCAAGACCAAAGTCCGCAGGACGCTCTGAGCCTAGCTCTTTGGCTGCACGGATTTCGCCCATCAGCTTTGCCATAAGTGGTTCATCGGCCTCCAGAGCAGCGGCAAAATTATCCTTGCCCTTCACCTTCATCTCGCCATACTCCCATGAGACATTATTTGGCCGCTTAACGATATCATAGGCAGCAGCCAGTGCGGCCAACTCAGCGCCACGATTTACGACGCCCTTGGTAAAGTCAAGCCAGAACTCACACTTCCACTTGTCGGGACCACCACGAGTCTTTTCAACGGTCGCATTGATGCGGTGCCCACTCTTGTGTTCGGCCAAGTCCGCAAGCGTACCATCTTTGGCGGTTGAGGGGCGGAATAATACTGCTAGCGAAATCGCGTGGCGATAAGGACGACCACCTGGATAGGTTAGGGTTGGGAACTTTTCACCAATCTTCTCACGAGCTTGGTTAATACAAAGAAAGGCTGTGTTCGTCGCAGCAACCAGCGGCAAGGTGCGACGCATTGCCTTATGCAAGAATCGTGAGGCAGCAGCCATTTCGTGCTCGCCAAATCCACGATTTTCTTCGAGTGGGTAAATCATTGTCGCAATACTATCAAGCACAACAAGCTTGCAGTCAAGTTCACCAGCGGCGATATGCTGCATGATACCTTCGTCAACATACTTGCCATTATCGTTGGTACGACCACACATCATGGTAAAGATCTTATCAGCATTGTTTTCTTGGATAAGAATGAGGCGCGTAAGATCGATTCCGAGACGTTCCGCCCACTTCTCTTGGAAAGAGTATTCTGCGTCAAACCAAACAACGTTTGAATCAGGGAACTTCTTTTGGGCTTGCTTGACCATAAGCATAGCAAAGAATGTCTTACCTGAGCCCTCAGGGCCATGGAACTGAGAGATCATGCCCATCGGCAGGCCCCAGAAATGGCTTGCATCACCGAGTGACACAGCCGGGAACTCAATAGAGTCAATTTTAATCTGACGCTTTTCAGATGAAAGACGCGCAGTTTCAGCGCCGAAAGTTTTATTGAAGGATTTCAAGAAAGAAGCAGCATCGTTAGCCATAGTACAAACACCTCTGTTGGATAGAGGTAGTTTACAGCGTCTTTAGGCTAGATTCAGGAGTTGGTTTCTCCAGAAAGCAAGTTTTTGATTTTGAGTCTGTCGTCGTCAGATTCAGGAAAAATCACTGTGCATTCAATGATATGATCGCCTGTTGGGCGACCCGCTCCTTGCCCCTTCAGCCTTAGTTCGATGTATCCCTTGTCCATGGGTGGAACCTTCATCTTCTTCGTCCCATGAATTGTTTCGACGTCAACATTGACTCCGAACAAGGCATCCGCAAGACTAATCTCTATCGAGGAGTGCACATTTGTGCCATACAGTCTGAAATCTGCGTCAGGCTTTGAGACATCAAGAGTTAGTTGTACATGTAGTCGGTTTTGTACATTGAGCAGCATAGATGGCTGCGGCATTGGCGGAATATTTACGGAAATAGTTTCCGACGAAAACACTTCACCCCTTCCATCGCAAGAACTGCAGGGAGTTTTAATCGTTTTCCCCTTGCCCCTGCAGGCTGGACAACTGCCAAGACTCACAACCATGCCGCCATGGCGCTGTGTTCGGCTCCCTGCTCCGTTACAGGCTGCGCAAATATCAAAATCACCAGGCTTCGCGCCGACTCCCTGGCAGGGAGCGCACTTTGATGGAATTTGTACGGAGAAAGTGCGACTTGCTCCAAGACAATACTCTTTGAACGTCAGTGTGGCATGGATGGTGCTGCGATGGACCTGCTGCTGCCGGAATCCACCTGCAAAGAAATCATTGATTTCATCCATGTTGAACCCAGGATCTGAAGTCTGCTGGTTTACCTTCCCAGATGCGATTGCCTCATGAGCCGCATTGATCTCTTTAAACTTTTCTTCTGCCGCGGCATCGCCAGGATTCCTGTCTGGATGATATTTCAGAGCAAGTTTTTTAAACGCTTTTTTTGCTTCTTCTGGTGAAGAACCTGGCTCAATCTCTAGTACGTCCCACGGACTTTTCATTTGCTTTCTCCAGTAACTTGAAATGTTTTTCGGTCAATTCATCAGCCAGAACATTCAGTCGCTTTTCACTTCTGATCTTCGGGTTCGCAATCTTTGTGGCCGCTAGAGACTCTGTGTATTTTGACTGCCAGATCGATGCCGCCATTCCGATAGCTGAAGCGTCGCAAACGTCTTCTGAGGCGTCCTGAGCAACCCATCCGAGTCCCTTTGCAAGAGAACTTGTTGCCAGCTTGGCTGCCTCGCGGTCAGAAAAATTCAACTTTACGTTGTGCTGGGCGCCCACAATCCTTCGAAATCGACTGGGCATCATGATCATCGTGGGTATTGACGCGCCCCCACATAACTCAAGAGTCACGCCGTGATAATATGATAGAATTTTGAAAACAAGTTTATTCTTGCCAGACCAAGAGTCTTCGATTGCAATAAGGTCAGGCAGGTGCTCTTTAATCAGTGCATCAACTACATTTCTGTAGTTGTGTAGTTTTGCACTATGGGGGGAGTCGGGGTGTCCTGGGATATCTCCGGTTGCCACCACCGTTCCGTCGGTGAGGATCGCCCATCCAGTGTTCTTGCTAGAAATATCTAAAGCCAAAATCTTCATTCTAGATATTACATCACATTACTGACGCTGATACCCTCATCTCTGATACCCATGCTGCCGCCGCTGCTTCTGTGTGGAATTTTTTAATCATGAACTTCCCGCCTGAAAGATTAAAACGTCCCACCCAGCGCTGATGCTTCTTGTCGAAGTAGTACCCTTTTCCGGTGTGGATTGCGCGCTTACTCATTTTCGCCCTCGTCTCGTCAGAAATGACCTTGCCCATCGCGGAGGCACTCATTTTCGCCCTTGTTTCGTCAGAAGCAACCCTACCCCTCTTGGAGACACTTATTTTTGTTTTCGTTTTGTCAGAAACAGGTCTACCCACCAAGGAGGCACTTATTTTTGCTTTCGTTTGGTCAGAACGAACCATGCCTAGCTGCGATCCTGCAGCAACACATAGATTATACCCGTGCTTCCCATCATAGGATTTGAACGAATCTAAATAAAATTGCTCGCGTTTGACGAGGTCATTTTTATCTGCAACCTCCTCAATGATTTCAAATTTAAACTTAGTTTCTCCGTGTTTCTCCCAGGACGCCTGCAGGTATCCGTTACAGTGATTTTTCTTGTTCAACTTGCATCTATGCTCACAAAACCGCCTCTGAACATTGACGGCCGATCCGATATAGCACTTGCCATTATCTGTATTTGTGATCTTGTAGATTCCCGAAATAATTATCATATAACGGCTTACACCCGTATGATAGTAAAAATATCTCCTGGGGCAGACGCCTGCCATCAAATGCAAATAGCCAGGATTTTTATCCTGGCTATTACATCACATTACTGATGCTGACATTTAATTCACCAGCTATCGGTGAACTTGGTTCCGCCCGTTTGAGCAGCGGCTCCAATGATGGTTGCGCCAGGACGCGCAGCCGCGACCTCGCCACCACCAATCCGACCAAGGCGCCTCATATTGGCCTCGTCGGTAGGAGTCTCGTACAGCTTGGCAAGATCCAAACCACGCTCCTGGAACTTGGTCAGCAGGTCCTGCTGAGCTTTGTTCAGGCTATAGGCCATTGGGATCTGCGCAACCGTGTACATCCCGGTTGGACCACGACGCTTGTCGCGGTTGATCATCAGCAGAGCGCGGTCAAGCGTACCACCAACTTTCTTCAACATATTTGAGACAGTACGAATCTGTCCAAATACCTGGGGACCGAACTCTAGAATACCAGGGCGACCAACCGTCGCACCAAGTACATCCTGACCCTTGCCAAGTAAGTAAGCTTCGATAGCAAACTTGCTCTTGGCTGCTAGCTGCTTTGAGGCATCCTTCGCAGCCTGGTCACCACCAGCAGAAATCGCAAGAGCTGCTTCGGCGCAGAGCGTGCAATTACGAACTGCACAACGTACGCTGCGCTTTTCGTTACGAGCATTGACGGTCCAATGCTCCTGGTAGGTAAAGGGTGAGGGGCTAAGAAGCATGACCATATAGTCACCTTCTTCTTTCAGACGGATGAAGTCGTTTTCGTCGAGCTTCGCTCCGGTGGACTTTTCAGGAAAAGGATTGTCTTCAAAAGAAATGCGTCCGCTAATTACCGTCATGTTATCTCCTAATACTTCTCGTTAAGTTCTGCGCGTAATGCGAGGATCTACGATCCCGTGGTCAATTCCACTTCAGATATGAGAATAGTGTCTTACTCTGTCTTTATCCATCGAAAACAGCAACTTAGATTGCTACTCTGCCGCTTTCGAACCTTCTAGGCTCTCCGCCATTTGACTTCGACGAACCCATGAACGGGCTGTCTTTTTCGGCCTCGGCGATCTTGCGCATAAAGTAATGCGCCTTTTCGAGATCGTCGCGCTTGTTCTCAATCAGAACACGAAACATTACCGCTTGGTCATGTTCGTCGGCCACTTCCAGATAGTGCGCGTTTATCTCCGCATAGCACTCTCTTTCTTTTTGAGTTTTGTACTTTGGCATCGCCTCGAAAAAAGCCTCTGCATATGCAGTCTTTTTATTTCGGGCAGACTTTGCCTCGTACTGTTCTGCAATCGCGCATAGATCTGCGCAAAGAGAATGTCCCTTGAGAAAATTTGCAGCTAGTTCATGCGCAGTAGGACCAGCAATCATGCTAACTGTATCAGGAATCTTGGCTGTGTACTCTGACACAGACCTGAGAATCATAAGCATGTTTGGATATCCAGTAGCTTGTTGAATTTTCTTCTCAAGAGTGGCCATAATACCACCGCCTTGAACTTCTTTTGTTTCGACTACATCTGTCATAGGTGTCCTTAAAACTTCCAGTTGCGGAAGTAGGGGTCGAATCCACATGACTCGAATCCCATTTCAGTCATCACATTATCAAATCGGTGCGATGGGGCATAAATTGTCTCAACGGTGATCGAAACCTCTCGATGCGTCTTGAGATTCCATGGCTCGCCGTGTCGCTCCATCATAGTAGTGCACCCAAAAGCATCCGACTCATCAGCAGATTCGCGCCAATATCGAAATGTTTTAGAATTGTTGTCGGACTGTAGATGCATGACTATTTTTGAAATAATGTCGTAATCGTGCATTATGGTTTGGAACTGATTTAACTCGGGATGAACCACTATTTTATTTAACTTTAGCCAAAAACTGTGCAGTCCGATGGCGAATTCAAAATCTTTATATAGAACTTCTAGTGAGGCCTTGGTCGGGTTTTGGTCCAGTAGGACGAATTCTTCTATTTTCACAAGAGACCACGGTCCTTAAGTTTTTGTATTGCAACAGCGACATCGGCTACTTGCTGTTCGACGCGTTTACGGAGCTGATCAGCCTGCACCATTCTTTGTAGGATCATAAGATTTTGAATGACCCACATATCTCCCCACGTTAAATTAGATGTCGCAGTGACGCCAGGAGGCCGTACAATCATACCATCAAAATCGGTAATCAATACCGCCCTTGCGTCGTTAAATCCATTCTTGGAAAACATTTGTATGATTGCTTGTTCGTCGACATCTGTGCAGTATATGTTGACGTTGCAAACAAGTCGTTTCTTCCAAGCGCTCACTTGATTCCTGCATTATTAGCGCGCATTCGCTCCATCTTTTGGGCAGCAAGACGTTCTGCCTCCATCCTGCGCAGGTCACCATCTGAGGCAAAGTTAACAATACCATCATCGGCATCTTCTCGCTCCATTTCTTCGATGACAGAAGCAAGGCTGCGAGCCTTTTCCATCTGCTGAGCAGAAAGCCTAGCAGGAGGAGCCATTGGCTGGCTCATGTCATGCCTTGGGGTGTAGTGAGATTGCGCAGGAGGGGCCATGCGACCTGGGGCCGCTGTGGAGACATAGACAATCTCCTTGACGGCGTACCCATCTACAACGACTCCCTTTGGAAAGATATCAAATTTCCCATGCATCGCGGTGGCAATCTTTACTGTGGCGTCCTCTCCAAGCTCAGGAACGACACTCAAGATGCTTGAGACTACGTTAAAGATAGCCCCGTAGTCCTCGTCAGATAGGCACTTTTGCCCACAGGCAGGGCAGCGATTGTCCTTGATGGCGGCGATAAAGTTGGGTGAGATTTCGATTCGACAGGCTGCACAATTCATGAGTCCTTCCAGATTTTTTCTATCTTTACGAGCGAAAGTCCGGGCTCGCCGTTATACCTTTTGACATTACAATTTACCACAATAGGAAGGCCTTCTTTTAGCGAGTCCTTTATAGATCCCCAATCATCGGCCCAAACAGATACCTCGAAATCCTCTTTCTTAAGAGATTCGATTGTTATTCTACCCATGTCTTTGCCTGCGCTCTTCCCTGTCTTTACTTTCATGGAGTTGGCGGACAAAAGCAGACCTTCAATCGTAACTTTTGCAAAGTCCTGCATCCTAGCCAAGTCCGCCTTCATAATCGGCGCTTTATTCTTGAAGAAGTTGCTATAAACTTCTTCTGCTGAGCCAGTGACGAACTCGCCAAGAGTGACTCTCTCATGCATAAGTAATTCTCTGCGAGAGTATTCTACAGTCATTAGCTCAGGTACGTCATCATAAACATATCCCGACCAATCAAAAATGCGAGTGTCTTGGTCAGGAGACTTTTCAGCAAGCTTGTCGCCAAGTTTGTTGATTTTATCGCGGAGCTTCTTTCCCTTCTTCTCATCACTAAATGTATCAACAAACCACTTTCTTGAAATATTCCAAGAATCAAACGCGCCAGCCTTAGCGAGTGCGATAATTGCCGACTTATTGACTGCACCAGGGGAGCGATAAATAAAGTCTGCAAAGCAGCTATAGGGCTGATTGGCAAAGATATGCGAGGATGCAGCAGGGCCGAGGCCTTTGATTGCGTTTAATCCTGTCACAATTGTCTTGCTGTCGGTCGTCCTATACAGAGGACCACTGTAGTTTATGTCACAGGCCTTAAGTGCGATGCCACTGGCAAGAATTTCCTTCTTGATTGTAGTGATGTATTCTGCCGTACCTGGCACCTTTTTAGAAGTCTCTTGATTCATGTACGAGCAGAGGAAATGCGCCCTTGCGTAATATTTGTAGTATGCAGTTGCATACCCCATCTTGGCGTACCCCACGCTGTGAGCGTGGCAATTATGTGCCACAATATCTCCACTGACACCAGGTAGCAGAAAATGAGGCTCAACAGGCATCTGGATATCCCAAACGGCCTGGGTTCCTAGGCTCTTAACGGACTGTATTTTTAACTTCATTGACCCACTTCCATCTCACCAATCTCAATCAATTTCCCTAGAGAGACCCACTCGCCATCATATAGAAAACGATGATCAGCAGTTCCTCTAATTGTTGTGCCATCCTCAAGAGTCACCTCAAGCACCTCTTTTTCACCAGAGCACCAAACATCAATCGGCTCATTGTACCTCACAACCCCGGCGCTATCTCTCCATGCGACTTTATCAGACATAGTGAGCTCACTTATTTTTTTATTCCCACTCGATGTTGCGACCAGCTGGTCCGCAGACAGGCAGAAACCATATTTTGCATAGTCAGCAATGACGACGTCCCAAATCATTTGAGCGTCTTTTCGATTAACCACGCCATGCGCTTCTGCGTCAGAAACGAATTTCTTTTCGAGTTTCTCTGCTAGGTCTGCGCCCTTCTCCTTTAGTTTTGTTAACTTGCGAAGCCCGTCGGCCTCAGAAAGACTCCAACCGGCGATGTGAGAGGCGATTTTAAGAAGATCCTCGTCATAGACGGAGATGCCCATGGTTGATTTTGCAATACTCTCAAGCTCTGGATGAGCATACTCGATTGGCTCATGACCCGCGCGACGCTGAATGAACTGCTGGCGCTTCTTCTTGTCAATACCAGGCCTGCCTAGAGCGTTAATCAAAGAAATATCCTCGATGCATTTGGGTTGAACGGGCTTGCAAAGTTTAGCTAGTGTTCCGCCTTCAAGCTGAAACAAACCAAGCACATCGCCAGCCGATATCATGCGATATACTGCTTGGTCGGTTTCATCAATCTCCCAAAATTTGGGCAGTTTTGTTCCGCAGCGGTTTGCCGAAAGATAAGTTTCACGCAGGACGTCGATTGTGTCGAGTCCAAGCATATCGATCTTAATCAATCCAATCTCTTCAGTCGCATACTTGTCGTAGTGTACGCTGATGACGCCCTCGTTATCCCTACGCAAAGGAACAAAGTCTGGCAAAGGCCTGTCTGAGATAACGACGCCACCAGCATGAACGCCCCAGCTACGTGGCAATCCAACTATTTTTTCAGCATAGTTCTCTACCTCTGGGTACGACGAAAAGAATTCGTCCAAAGGTGGAGAATATTGCCTGGCGAGTGCAAGCGTATTAATCTCGATTGTCTTGCCGTCCTCTTTCGTGACCTTGAGAGGAATCTGCTTCGTAATACGGTCTGCAAGAGCAAAACTCTCAGAGCGAGAGGATCCAATCTCAAGTGATTTAGAGATATCTTTGATCGCAACCTTGGGGGTAATTCTATTTACGTTGGTGATTTGAGCCGTGTACTCGTCTCCCCACCGCTCCCGCATATAGGCGATCACTCGCCCGCGGCCAGATGAAAGGATATCGGTATCGATATCAGGGCACTGTTTGCGTTCTTTGTTCTGGAACCGCTCAAAAATTAGCCCATGTGGCATCGGGTCAAGTTTGTGAATTCCAAGAAAGAATGCAATCAGGCTTGAACCGGCTGAGCCACGGGCAATACCAATCCAAATGTCGTTGTTCATCGCCCATTCAAGCGTATCAGCAACCATCAGCATATAGCTGCAGAAGCCTCTGGCCTCAAGGATATCGAGTTCAAGCTCAATCCTCTCCCAGTATTCCTTCTGAAGTTTCTTTGTGAATTTAGCAGTGTATTCTCTGTACCGCTTTGCAACACGAAACCGTAGGAACGCATTATCGACAGGAATTTCTTGACGGGCTGGCTTCTGGCCTACCCATTCTTCAAATTCTGCCGCATCACTGCAGCCAGCAATCATTTTCATGTCGAATTTGGCGAGTCGCTCTCCATCTGGCTCAAGATAAGTTGGAGCCTCACATTGAGAGGCAATATAGGCGGTATTGTCGATCAGTTGTTCCGCAAATTCCGCAGAGTATTGCTCTGTGAAGAAGGTGCGAATCTGGTCCTCAGTCTTTAGGTAGAATTCAGGGCAAGGAACGATCTCGCCGATCCCAGTGCCTCCACAGTCCGCGCAAGAGCCGCCCGCGCCCGCACACACGGTGCAGGGCAAACTGCTCACGTAGCGGTGCCTGGAGACGTCAGAGAGCGGCTTGCCGGAAGAGATCGCCAACACCATGTCGTGGAACTTCTCATCCTCGGCAGTCAGATAATGTGAGTCACAGGTGGCGACCATTTTGATACCAAGTCTCTCCGCCAATGACTTGAGCATTCCATTTAGCTGGACTTGGTCGAATGTGCCTCTCGACAGAGTATGTGGCTGGAGTTCAATATAGAATCGATCTCCGTAGATATCGTGAAAAATCTTTGCATGACGATCTGCCCCATCTGTATCACCGGCATAAAGATGTGCGGCAATAATGCTGCCGCCACAAGCCGACGTCGCAAAAATGCCTTCTGAGTATTTCTTTAGGATTGCTGCGTCTACGCGCGGAAATTGACGGCCCATCACTGTGACCGAATTAAGAAAACCCTCATAGGTCACTCTGCACAGATTTTTGTAGCCTGTCGCATTTGAAGCAAGCAGGACAAGATGCCTGCGCTTGGCTTTGGGATCCACCAGATCTTCAACAAAATAAATCTCGTTGCCTGGAATCAGTCGTACGTTGTGCTTTTTTGAGGATTTGTAGGCTGCCCAAATCTGGGACATGTTGCCGTGGTCGGTTACGGCAATAGCTGAGAACCCCATCTTGGCGGCCTGAGCCATGAGTTCTTCTGGAGATATAATCGCATCAAGGACTGAACCAAGTGTGTGCCCGTGAAGATTTACGAATTTTTGCATGCAGCCTCATGCGGCCGTAAATTCGGCGACCGCTCCATGGTGTTGTATCCAGCCCGATAGGCAGGCTTTGAAAAGTGCCGACATCGCTACTGAGTCTTTTAGAAAGCGAACTCTTAGTTCAGGTCGGCCAAGCATCGAGTCAATCACAATCGCGTCTGTGCGAATGATAAATACTCGGAATTTATCCAAGGGGTAAAGAAGAAACCCCAGCGGAGCCAAATGCTCTGCTAGGGCTAAATCTACAGCGAATGGCAACTTATAAAGATAGTCACGGCAACTAGGACATGGCGTTGTCTTGCTAAACTTTACTGATGCGATTGGCTGAGTCAAGGTATCTCCAGAGATTTGCTCTGGAGAGCCGGTCAGGGCTGTACTCGGCGAGCATCAAGAATCTTCTTAGCAAGCTCAGTGGGGACTGAGAAGTTCAGAGAAATCTCTACCTCATCACGGCTCGATTGATGGATCGTGAGCGCGGAGATCAGGTCACCAATGGTGAGCTGGCCAAGGCTATCATTAACCTTCAGGTCTTCCTTATCGGCAATCAAGGCCAGCTTAAGCATACCTAGCTGCTCTTCCTTCTTGCCCTCAGTTGAATCAAACTTGCGTACGCGGAACCCTGAAATCGTTGCATTAATCGTCGTCTTATCCATCTTAATCCTGCACTTTCTTGTTGTTCTTGACCAGTAGCCAGTCTAGGGCTTTTTTCTTTTTGACTGACTCAAGCCAGTATTGGTATTGACCGTTTCCGATTACTCCAGCAAGAAAATCTTCTGGGGTGTGCGCCGGGTTGCTCACCTCCTCCGCGGCATAGTTATTAATGTCGGATTCGGTCAAATCTGTTTCGTTGCGATGCTGCTCATTAATGAGTTCGAGCAGGTAGTCTGTTGCGGCGAATGTCTCCGCTTCTGCTCTCATCGACCCTTCGCTCATCCCTAGTTGTTCGGCCAAATTACCCAGACGCTTACGGAGCGCTTGAAAATTTACCTCGATCCAGTCGGCCGGGATCTCGAAAGGGTTCGCAGCCAATAGAGCCTTGCGAACCGTACCATGCGCCGCATTCTTAAAACGCATGGCATTCTTGGCAACCCACTCTTGCTCGATATTATGGCGCAAGTCGGCAATATTTTCAAAACCGACCGACACGGCGAACTCATCCGTTAGCTCTGGGAGGACCTTTGAGTGAACGGCATCAATATGAATATCAAAGCGATAGTCGCCTTCTGAAAAGACAAGATCTTGACCAGCAACAACACCCTCAAGGCGCTCTGCTAGAGCATCACTCATCATGCTGTGGGACTTTAGATCGAAAGAAAATGGAAACCGCTCTACGCGCAGGGGAACTTCCTCAAGGCCGGTTAGCTCATCAGTTACCTTGATTGAGCAAACAACTTCGTCTGACTTGGTGGCAGGTTCAGTCTTCGCAGTCCTGACAACCAGGTCATGCCGCAAGTGATGGATTTGCTCGTCAACATCTTCTGAAATATTTGGTGGTTCGATGTGAATTTCAAAGTCAGTATTGACTGTGACTGGAGGAGGCACGGCACTTACTAGTGTAACAAGGAAATCTCCGCTAAGATTGAACTTGCCAATCCAGCTTCTCGTGCCATTTGGTAGCGATGCGGGTGCAATGCGGGGCCTAAAGCCAGCAGAAATCTGTAGCTGCTTGGCCGAAAGCACCGCTAGGTGAGCGGTCAAGTCTTGTGACAGCTCTTCATTGACTTGCCTGGCATACTTTTGCTTGATTACTTCAACAGGAACCTTGCCAGCTCGAAAGCCGGGCAATTCTGCTACCTTTGCCATCTCGGCGTACATCTTGTCCCGAAGATTTGTCACCTCCTTCGCTGGGACGGAAATGTCTACAGTGTAGACGTTATCTTTCTCTGTAAGCTTTGGACTAAAATCTAACTGCATACTGTCTCATTTCATTTTTGAAACTCGGCTGCGCCAAAAGAAAAGGGCCCTTTCGGGCCCCGTTTGCTCATCCGAGCAGCCAGCCATCGCTGGTCTTTATCACTGTTGGATTTGGTGCGGACGCCTTCGCAACCTTTTCCTTTAATGGTCTCACAATTCTCTTTGTTATATCTTCTACCCGCCGAAGAGAGTCAAGATTTTTCTTGTCTACAACGAATCCGTCAACTGCATCAGAAGAGATCGCCTCAATTCCGTCTTCTGCCAACTGGCTTATTCTTGAGATCATCTCGTTGATTGTCGCAATGTGCTTTGCCTCGGCACCCTCGTATGAGTGCGCCTGGTCCATATACCCAAACAGTCCATTTAATTCAAGCGCGGCACTCTCAAGCGATGAGAGGGTCGCTAGGAACTGCTTGGCGGCAATTTTAACTTCCTCTTTATTGGTCTTGTCGGAAGCCTCGGTCACAAACTTGTGAAAAGGATGAATCTGCGACACGGCAGTGACCAGTTCTTTCAGAACAGTGGTCATCTGGCTATGTTCCTTTGAGAGAACTGGTAGATCTGCGGCTGGTTTCGCAGCAGCATCAAAAACAGGATCTTCCTTGAGTACAAAGCCCTTACCTTTTAGCTTGTCGATAAAGGCCTGGAACCCTGAAGGAGCAAATGTGTCATGCTCTTGGTCAGTTGCAAACAAAGCGCTTGATTCAACAAACTTAATCAGAGTCGCTAGGTCAGCTTTCGCTGAGAAGTCTCGATTGGATGCATCGAACGCTGAGATCATCTTGATTGCATTCTGTAGCACGTTGAGTCGACCACCAGTTGCCTGTTCTGACTCAATTGCGCCATTCAGCAAGCTGAGTACAGACGCAATCTCCGCGTTCAGCTTCTGCTCTAGGGTGCTCCCCACAGGCACGAGGTCTTTCGACTTAGCTGCTCCTGGTTCAGTTCTACGAACTGATTTGGCGGGGGCCGTCTCTGCAGAATCTGCCGCGACAGGGGCAACATCTTTGGCCTTCGGACGATCAATGGGTCGATCAAGAATTTCGCCAAATTGAACCAAGAAGCCTTGAACGTCTTCTATTGTCTTAGACGTCAAAGTTTCTTCTTCTTCGGGAGTCAATGGGTGCATCGTTCCAGTCTTGCTGGCAAAATACTGCCGCATGTCAGACATGACTTTTGCCATTTCCTTCATGTGTGCTTCTGTGTTTTTCGTCAGAAAGTCTGGATCATCAATGGCTTTTTGGATGCGATTAAGGATTTCGGTACCAAAGTACAAGAATACGTCTCCAGACGTGTGACCTGAGGTCTCAGCCCGGGTGCCGATGATCTTGAATCTCGCAAGAATAGCGCGCACGCCCATGATGCTTGACTTAAGTACCTTAAGCTCGTCCCTTCTGCCTGACATTTCTTTGTCAGAGAGGGGGCGACCCTCTGCGTCAAGCTCAAACACTTCTTCGGCATCAGCACTATCAAGGGTATCGAGATCATCCTCTTCGATGACGACATCACTATCATAGTCCTCTGTGTCGTCTATCTCTTCGTCCTCGACCGTAAGAACCTCTTCTTCGTCTACTCCTATGTTCTTCTTTTGCGCTACACCAAACTCCTCTTCTGCCTTGGCCAGTTGATCGTGGAATTGGTCGATTTCAGCATCAGAAGTTTCTGCCAACTGAGCCTTTAGCCCGTCCATCATCTTCATCTTGTCAATTACTGCGGTGCGCGCAGCAAAAAGCTTTTTGATCGTTGGATCGGTGGCGAAAACCACATCTCCTTCGTCTTTGAACTGGCCACGAACAACGGCCTCCCCGGCTACATCCAGGGATGAGCCTGTGCGACGCAGATCTTCGTCAAACTTAACATAAGCCGAGATCGTCTTGTCTGCAAGAAGTGCAGCATTCCAATTACGAACCTTGTCTTCGCTGAATGAAATGAATCCCTCAATCGCCATTTTGTATCGAGCCGCCTTTGGAAGGACTGGAGCTCTCGACATAACAATTTCCGCAGCAGCAAAAATCATACGCTGAATTGAGGCCATATGGGCGGTTGACTTCTGGATTTCTGCAGCAGCAACAACCCGCTCAACAGACGGCATAAGTTGTTCTGCGGCACGAGCACGGCTGCTGGCTTCCGTCTTGATTGTCGCCAGCGTCCTGTCAATTTCCTGCATGACTTCTGCGTGGATCGTTGGAGCCACTACAGGCATCTTTGAGATAAGCGTCTTTTTTGTCAAGTCAAGAGCTTTATCTAGTTCTTTTGCTACTGCGGCGGGGACCGATTCAGCTAGAGACAGGGTATTGATTTTGCTACGGTATACACTAAGGATATAATCAATGCCGGCCGGAGTCTTTAGAAGAGACGTTCTTGAGAAAATCTTTTCAAAATAGGCTTCTTTGTCCTCGTCTTCGTCAAGAATGACGTCATCAAAGTCAGGCGCGGCAGCTTTCGCGGCAGCAATTATAACTTGAAGGTTGTCACTCTTGGAAGAAAGCTCTTGCAGTGTTGCCTGGAGATCTGTTCCTGAGCGACCGAATTGATTGTCGTCCGCGTCAGTTACGATGTCGGCCTCCTCGCTATCTTCCTTGAGTTGCGCTGATTCAGCCTTGACTTCAGCTACTTCTACGGCAGCCTCTGGTTCAGACATCACAAGTAGATTTGAATGCTCTTCAAGCACCATTCCTAGGGCAGTGACAGCGATGCTGTACTTTTCTTCGTCGGTTTTTTCAACGATGCCAGCTGGGCCCAATAGCTCAGCAATGTGGATTTGCCATACGGTTTTGATTGCAGCGTTATTCTTGGTCAGTGCAACAAGCTTGGTGACGTCAACACCCTTTTTAGCGTACTGACCAATCTTTTCAGTGACTTGCGGAAGTGCATACTGGAATGTGGTCTTCCACAAAACTTCGTTCTTAATTTCGCCAACCGAGCCCATCTTTTTGCCAATTTGCTCTAGTTCTGGGAGTGCGGCTGGAGGGATTCTCCATGCAAGCTGATCAGACCGGGCACTCTGGTCGATAATATCGAACATCATCTTTCTCTGTTCTGCAGAAAGAGTTCCCTGCTCAGAGATGTTTCTCTCGGCTTCTTGCCTGGATGACCCCATATAGGCGATTACGTCTAGCTCCCAATCTTCGTAGTTGTCGTACTCGCCGACGATACGACCAAATGCCCGTAGCAGACACTTGTATCGAGTATCAACCTGAGCTCCTTTTGAAAGAGATACGGCAGTAACCAGTGGATCAACGAAGGCACGAACTCGAACAGTTACTTGCTCAAGGGTCCTGGGCAGGCCTGGTTTACCAGTTGCCGCATTATCGGCGAGAATTCGATTAAGTGTGGCGATATTTTGCCCTTGCGTAATACGGCCATACGCCCAAACAGCCCGGTTCATCACCAAACCGAGGATTGGTACGTTTGATTCTTTGCTCGTCTTGAAGCGTTTGGCGTCAAGCGGCATAACTAGCCGATCAACGAATTTAGCGGCAAGTGCGCCTTCTGCCCCGCCCAACTTGGCGATATCTTTTTTGCTAAGACATTCTGCCATAAATCCAGCAAGGCTCTGCGTATCAAATCCACCATTGCTCTTTGCGAACTTGGGACGAGTTGCCCAGCCAACTGCAAAAGACGAATATCGATCTGTCTGCTTAACATCTTTGTTTCCAGAACTATCGTCGTCTGCCTGGCGCAGTTCTTTGATTTCCTGCTCGCTAAACCTCTTGTCACCAACCACAGCACGAGCGCCGATATCAGCTAGTTCAAGCTTATTGTTGATGTGGTTCTCGAATAGCGTATGGAAGCTCTCCGCAAGGAGAACGTTGAACGCATCAAAGTAATCCGCGCCATACGTTTTTCTTGCGTCCAGCTCGGTCGGTGTTCGAGGAATTTTGGCCAATTTTGCAATGACAGTGGCCTTGCTGTGTGTATTGAAAAACTCCTGATACTTTAGCCCTACCTTTCGCTTGCGCTCATTCTCTTTGTCGGACGCCTTTTGGCCCGGCGCAAACAGGTCTACTTGTGCATCGCTCTTCTCTGAAACAATGAATGACTCAAGAACTTTGTCCTTCTTCATTTCCTTTACTTTGGTGTCGATATCAAGGATGCGTGGCAAATCTTCAGAGTCAATCTCCGGCAGATTATAGTTTTTCTCTACATAGGTGTCATGCTCAGTTTTGTTCTGGTCATATCTTGCGACCATGCCATTGCTCATCAACAAGTGCAGGGCATTGTTGAAGCTGCCTTCGTGCATCAGGTGCAGTTTGGCTGCATCACCACTACCAGCCGCAATAGGATGCTGAGGATTCTCGTAGAGAGCTCGATTGTTTTTCCGATACTTTAAAATGTTACTGTACTCTGATTCAACCACAGAGTCGTCAGCCTCGTTCCACACTGGAGGAAGTAGCCGAGCCACTTCTTTTACCAGCGCGTTGACTTGAGCAGAGCCTACAACAGTGGACTCAACATCCATGTATAGCTGCGCCACATCAATTGAGCCAACATTGACTCCGATTGATGCAAGCATTCCCGAAAGAAAAAACACTATAGCCTTTTGAGTATTTTCTGGAGATGAAAGCAGAAATTCTGCAACAATTTGGGCACTGTCCTTTAGCTCGGGGCGGACAGTGCGCGTACCTTCTGCGCTAGTGACAAAAGCTTTGTTTGCAAACTTATCAAGAGATGTTTTGATGACCGTGTTCAGTTTCTTTAATCTGCCCATAATGGACTTTGACAAAGAATCACTTGGATTCTTACTGGCCTTCGCTGCCGAAATAAAGAAGTCCTGATGAGGTTTTCCTGCCATCAACTTGTTATACGTAAAACCTGCAGCTCCAGATCCAATATTGGGCGCCATTACCTGGACGAACACTTCGTCAAAAGAGGGAGTGAAGCCGGCACCAAATATATCAGATGAATTCTTGATTTGTGAGATGCTTGCCTTGAGCTGCGGGGGCATAGGACGAAGCATTCCGCGAGGATCGAAATTCTGAAAAGATTGAGCAAAATTTACTGGCAGCTTAAGAACAACCTGCGCGGCAAAATCAATGAAGTTTGTGAACTGTTTGGACGCATGACCAGGCAGAGCAATCCCAGTCAGACCAACCGACGCAAGACGGGCGTGCTCGCGCTCAATGGCCTTTTTGCTGAGATTTTTAGCCTGCTCGAAAGATTCAAAACTAGAAGGAAGTGAACCTATGATATTGACCAAGCTCTTCTTGACTTCAGAAGCTATCTTTCCATTCTTTAGTGCTGGCGCAATATTCTCAATTCGTGAAAGAGCAATGCCGTTCGACTTAATGAGTGCAAGCTGGGTCATGAATCCGCGCAGCAGGACGTCCTGCAGATCCTTGTGCATCTTTTCGGGATTTGAGCCATACAGGCCATTTAGCGTTTTTAATGAGGCTTTTGCGGCAATGCCTGTGTATGCATGTGCGTCTAGTTCCTGCTGATCTTCTGCTCCTTCATCTGAAACAGAGATCTGTCCAGCGTAAAGAGCTTTACGCGAAATATTCGCAAAAGGCAGGTAGCTGCTGTCGCTATTGCCCCTGGCTCCGTGAGAGATTACCTGTAGGATAGAGGTTGGGTGAGTGGGTGGAATCTGTCCGTCTGGCTCTGCGAAGAATTGGCGATGATCGGCTCCGAAGAATGCGCCAATAGGCGGATTTGGAGTCAATGGACTTCCATCGGCAAGACGGACTTTCTTTCCAGTGGAGAGACTCTTTGAGATACTTCCAAGAATCGAGTCAAAATAACGACTTGTTTCGAAGTTGAGAGCAAGTTGACTTAGGTAATCCGTCTTCTCTGCCCATGGATCAAGAGCCTTGGCGCCGACAAGGCCGTTGAATGCTGAGTTATAGGCGAGCATTGAGTAGACATCTCTGATGTCACGGGTCGACGGACCTTTTGCCTCAGAGCGCTGCCATGGAATGTGGCGAATCTTGCGGCCTGGTCCCTCGTGTGCGTCTGGATCCTCTCCTTTAGCAGAGGCAGTCCTAACCATTGGACCGTCAACAGACCGCATCGTTTTTGATGCGAGCAAAACATCCGCATTGCCACGGATCTCCAAAGTGAACGCCATTGAGATAGCTTCGCTAATAACAATACTGAGCAGGTGCTTTGCGGCCTGTGGGGTCAACTCAACGCTAGAATTTGGAATCGCGGCCGCGAATGCGTCCATGTCTGCCCGAGTAAACTTGAGCACTTTCTTATTGACTAGTCGGTCTGGAGTCAGTCCTGACATGCTGGTAAACAGCTTGGTGTCAGGGTCCATCTCACGGTAGTGCTCAGCAAGAAACAAAGCTGCAGCGGCCAATTCGGGCCGCGCAGCTTCATTCTCTGAGTACATTGGAGCCATCTGGTCTTCCAGGAGGTCGGCCAAGACACCAATGCGCGGGAGCGTGTAGGTGCCGATTGCGGCCGTCTTAAATAGCTGAAACTCCATATTGTTTTTCCTCGTTCAAAAACTTTCTCAGTCGATTAACTACACCGGATAGTTCGCGGCCCACTGATGCTGACGGTACGTCCAGTTCGCGAGCTACCTCGGACCGACTATACCCCTGACAAACAAGAGATATTATTGATTTACTGAGCTCGGTCTCTTTGCCCAAAAATCTCTCTAGGTCCATCCTTACAAGCGGATCAGTGCTGCCACTCATTCCAATTGCCGCGACATGTGCCAAGTCCGGGTCGATCTCCAAGTCTAACTCATTGTCTTCATCATTGACAGGAACTTGGCCTGGAATCGCTATTAAATTGTAGAATTTCCACGAACCAGAGTCCCTGCTGGCGGCACATCCGCAGCGAACGCAACTAAGATTTGGCGAACTCTTC